GCAAAACCATTTACATAAGCGGAGTAATTCAAATTGCTCCGCTTAATTTTTTTTGAAAGGAAGTTGATAAATTGAGAAAAAAGATTAAGCAAGTGTTGTGTATGTTCTCTGCACTTGTTGTGATGATATGTTGTGCCGTTCCTGCATTCGCATTAACAAATTCTGATTTGCCAACAGGTAGTTATAACCCCGAATTTGAAGAACAATATAAAACAGCTTTATCATATCTTAAATCAAAATATCCTGACAAGTTCAAAAATTATGTTATGATGTTGCCGTATTATGATAGCTCATTTAATCAAATCGGCTTTTATTGGTTTAACTGTGATAATTCCAATAATTTTGAAGTTTATGAGAAAAACAAATCTTATTATATTAAAAATACTGATAGTAAATCATTTACTTCTTATCGTATTTTCTTTAGCACTCGTTCAAGTCTATTCGGTGATTTATATGTAAATGGTACATCTTCAACAGATAATTTTGATTATGTTCTTTCATGTCAGATTTACGATACAAATTGTAATGTAAAATTTGGTGACAAGTATGAATTTGGTAAACCTAAATCTGAAGTTCCTGCTCCGTTTTCTGTTACATATAGTCCTGACCTTAAACTTAATCTTAAACGTAAAACTTCTGATTATGAAACAAAGTCTATTGATGTTACATTGACTCTTAATCAAGATTATCTTGATTGGTATATTAGGCGCTATGCTGAAATGAAATTAAATGTTGAAGTTGGAAAACTTGATAGTGAAAGTATTGAAGCTATTCTTGGTACAAAAAATCTTGCAGAAGTTTTTGATTTAACAGGCTGTGGTAAATCTAAGTGTATTTATTTTATATCTCTTTCAGATCCCTCTAAACCTCTTAGAACTGTTACACAAAACAGTGTATATACATATCTATCTCAACAACGTTATAGTATTGTTGATAAAGATAATGGAGATATAGATGGCTCAACTAGTACGGCTGTTTATGCTAATGGTTTGTATCCGTACTTTACTGTAGATTTTAAAGAATATTTTAAACATACAATGCAATCTGATATAGCTTCTGAAAATTGTTCTTATAAAAAATATCAGGCTGTTATAAAGAATTTGCCTACTTATCAGCTTTCTATACCTCTTGAAAATATAGATGCAGAAAAGTTTGAAGTTATATCCGTTCTTAATTCTATCCTTACTTGTGAAACTTTATTCCCTACTGAAAGCGGTCAATCTGTTTTTGATGATAGTTTTAAATCAGCTTATAGCGTTGATAGAGGACCTAAAGGTGTTTCCTTTAATAATATAGATTATGTTGATGTTGATAAATGGGATACTGATGATACAGGTTATCTTGACTATTTTTCAAAATCTGATTGTTATTCTGTTTATACTGCTAAATTTAGTTTTGATAGTTATCCTAAATATGTTCCTCTTAAAGACGGCAAGGGCAATGATATTGATATGATTAAAACTAACCCTTTTGATTATTCAATGCACCCTGTTAAACCTGGTACTTATCAATCAGTAAATAAAGACGGTACTTTATCAGAAGAACGCACACTTGAAGAACAGAAGAAGCATGATAAAGATAATACTTTTTCTAAAAATTTTGCTAGTGTTGATTATACTGACTTTTCATCTATTTTCTCAACCTCTAGTTCATACTTTGAGTTTTTAACTGCTTCAATCCGTATTCTTCCTGATTGGTTTATTGCTACTTTTACAGCATGGTTTGTTACATTTCTCACACTTGCACTTATTAAGTATGTCATTCAATAAGGGGGTATATTATGCGTGTAGTTGCTATTCTTGTATCTGCTATATTGTTTTATCTTATCCCTGATGCTGTTCTTGAAACTATTTTTTCAACTGGCTTTACTGCCTGCCGTAACATTTCTCAGTATATTTTTAATGCTGTTTCTAATCTTATTAAATAAGGTGGTGTGTATGGATATTATTTATGCTTTCAAAGCTATCTTTTATAATTTAACTCTCTGTATGTCTTATACTTTTGATTTTGGCTCTTTTACTTTTTCTCTTGGTTCTGTCGTAGTCGGTAGTATGGTTTTATCTTGTTCTTCTGCTTTTGTTATATATCTTTTAAAACGATAGGAGTAATAATAATGGTTAATATAATATGTTTTGTTCTTGCCGTATTGATGATTTTTTCTCTTGTATGGCTCGTTAGGAGGTAAAAAAATGCTTAACTTGGTTTTGTTTATACTTGTTGTCTGCTTTTTGGTTTGTACTATAAGCGGTGTTATAGGTTTCTTCACTGACCTTAGAAACTTTAAAGCTGAACATGAGTTCAGCGGAAACAGAAAACAGCTTATTGAGTTTTTGATGTTCGGTGAAGATGTTGAAATTAAAGCCGTTCCTGCGGTTGAAACTAATGATAGTGAGGTGAACGATAATGAAAGTACACATAGTGTTTGATGAGAACAACCCATTTTTTCAACTTTTGAAGTCAATGGGCTGTGACCTTTCGCAAGAAGTAATGAATAGATATGATGCTTTGCTCCTTGGCATGTCGTTTATATTTGCTGTGGTTATGATTTGTATCTTCTGTAAGTTCTTCTATAATGTGATGATACGCATGACACGTTGTGCAAGTGCTGTTTAGGTGATTTGTTATGATTATATTTGATTACATAAAACAAATACCGTCCTTTATCACCTATGAGGTATATGACCACCTTTTCGGTGCATACTTCAATAATTCTGCTATTTTTCAAGGTTGGGGCATTCACCTTTATACAGGTAAATTTGGCACTGGTAAAACGTCAACCCTCGCTCAGATAGCATATAACTATTGCGTGCGTTATCCTCAGTTGTCTATACTTACAAATATCAATCTTCAAAACTTCCCTGAGTGGACGAATATATATAAGCTTAATTCCGCACAAGATATCCTGCACGCTCCTAAAAATTGCATTGTGGTGATTGATGAGATAGGCACTATCTTCAATTCACGAGATTTCTCAGGTGGTAAAAGAGCCGTCCCTAAACCGCTTTTTCAGCACCTTTGTCAATGTAGAAAGCGCAAAATGATGATACTTGCTACAGTGCAACGCTTCAATCTGCTTGATAAACAGATACGAGATATAACGGCTACAGTGTCAACGTGCCGTGCTACATTCCGTCACCCTTATACACGTCTTATTAAGGTCAAAACCTATGATATAGACGAGTATGAAGCATATACGGAAAATAAGTCATATATGCCGAAAAAGCTTTACAGCCGTTTGTATTTGCAGACTAATCAGAGCCGACAGCTATATGATACTTCTCAGCTTGTAGATAATATGCTTGATAAGGAGTATATCAGCGACACGGAAATACTTGCTAATCGTGGAGTAGATGTCACAAGTGACATAATGCACGATAGAAAGACAAGCAGAAGCCTGCGAAAAAGGCGTGGCGTATAGCCACGAGCGACCGCAGGGGCGAGCGCTTGCGCCGCCCTGCGGTGCGTGTGGCTATTACTTGATATTAGCCACAAAAAGTACTCACTTTTAAAAATGAGGTGTTAAAAATGCCCCTAAAAACGTCCTCTAAAGAGGTCAAGTGCAATACAAAGATAAAGGAATATCGTGACGGCAGTTACACTATAACACGTTCTGACCGACACATTTTTAAAGACCCTGCTTTTGAGTATCACTGCAAGCATGAGCATAGTATTGACGAACGTTCAAGACAAGAGCATCTTAAAACGGCTCGTGAAAATTACATATGTTATTTTGAGTATGAGGACGAAAACGGAAACATAATGCTTGATATGCTTGATACGAGAAAATTTAAGGATAAGCTAGAACGTAGTGGTGAAGTTCGTCTTGATAGTTTGCAACGTGCTAAGCAAAGTATCTTTGATATTGTTTATCAGAATGATTGGAAGTACTTTCTTACTATAACATTTAGCGGTAAAGATTTTGACCGCTCCGACCCTCGGGAAGTCTTTAAGCCCTTGAAACGTTGGTTTGATAATGCTGTTCAACGTAAAGGCTTGCGTTATGTCCTTGTTCCTGAGTTTCACAAAAAAGGCGGTATACATTGCCATGCTCTTATAAACGATTGTGACTTTAAGTTCGTTGATAGTGGTACACGTCTTGTTAAGGGTCATGACAAGCCCCTTAAAATAGATACTATAAAGCGCCTGCATATATGTGATAAACTCGGCTGTGATATATCTGATTTGCCTGTTGTTTATAATGTTTCTGATTGGAAATATGGATTTTCAACCGCTATTCAGACTTACGGTCAAATGTCAAACCTAGCTTTCTATGTCACTAAGTACATAACAAAGGACGTGAAAAAAATCTTCGGTAAATTCTTCTGGAGTAGCAAGAACATTGTTCGCAAAACTAAAGAGATCTATTGCAATTCAGAATTTAAAGACGATTTGCCGATAGTCTCCCCCCCTCGTGCTAATGTATGTTACCAATATGAAAGCAGTTTCACCTTTTCAAGTCAGGTCGAAAAGAACTGCAATGATATACTTCAATATCTTAAAGAGAATGGAAATGATGATGTCCTATGATTTTTAAAGAATGGTTTGAGATGTTCTATAACGCATATTGCGTTGATGTGATAGCTTATGATTGCTATAAGGACTATTACTATATAAATCAAAAACACTTCGGTTATATAGCCGATATGGAGCTTCTGAGCGTAAAGCCTATTGATATTCAGAATTGTCTTAAATCCACCCTATCTTACAGTAATGACCGCCAAAGACGTTCATATTTCTTACTTAAACGTGTATTCCGTGAAGCTATAGTTAATGGCTATTGTGACAAAAACCCTTGCGACTATGTTAAACCTCCAAAACGTATAAAAAAAGAAGCTGAATATTTCAGCCCCGATAATCTCGTTCACCTTTTTGATGATGATAGTAGAGTTTGCAGAATGTTTCAGCTTGACTTGTGGACAGGTCTCCGCCGTGGTGAACTTCTCGCCCTTAGTTGGGATAACATTGACCTTGATAATAGATATCTTAAAGTCTGTCAGACACTCGTACATACTTCATGCGGTGATAGGATTGTACAGACCACAAAATCTCGCCGTGATAGGCTTATCCCCTTGCATAGTAATGCAATAGCTATACTTAATCAGATACGCTCTCAGGACGTCTCAGACGGCTTTCTGTTTGTTTCACCTATAACTCATACAGTTATATCCCTTAGACGTTATAACAGGCTCTACAGAGCGTTCTATGAGCAACAGAAAACAAAATATCCTGATTTACAGTATCTCACCCCGCACAAGCTTAGGCATAGCTATGCAACGTATCTTATTCAGTGTGGTGCAGATATCGAAACCCTCAGAGCATTGCTCGGACACGTTGATATAACAACTACCCAGCGTTATGTACATAGCAATTTCAACCAAATGTGCAAAGCTGTGAATAATCTCAAATTTGAATAATAAAGGAGTTTTTAAAATGAAAGAGTTTAATTTTTGGTGTAAAGAAAATACCGACCATGGTGAATGTGCCGATAAGGTATGCGATTATGATAAATGTTGCTGTTATGCTCACTGTGAGGAATGTATATTTTATCTTACAGATTCCCCTTCTTGTGATAATTGTTCTGTACCTTGTTATGATGATTAATACTTACCTGTGTATGTTTTTTGCTTCTTTTTTTCGTTCAAAAGCATTCGGGTGGTAAAGTCGAACTCGCTGTGGGCAGAACTTTTGAACGAATGGGCTTCCAGTTCGACATACGCAAAAGCAGGAAGAAGATTAATCTTCTTCCTGCATATCCTTTGGCTTTTTTGTTAGCTTATATAAATCCTTTAATTATCTATGTGTTTTATAAATAATGAGTAATAAAAGGCTGTTGCAAATGCAACAGCCTTTTGCTTTGGTCGGAGTGACCGGATTTGAACCGACGACCTCTACCACCCCAAGGTAGCGCGCTACCAATCTGCGCCACACCCCGACAACGTATATATTATACCCGATTTGGATACAATAGTCAAGAGTTTTCAGTCAAAATAAAAAAATTGCAAAAAAGGTATTGACATTCACATTCATTTGTGATATAATAAATAAGCACTCAAGAGAGAGCACAAAAAATATCGCGGGATGGAGCAGTTCGGTAGCTCGTCGGGCTCATAACCCGAAGGTCGTTGGTTCAAATCCAGCTCCCGCAACCAATAGTTCCCACGACCGAAGTTAATGTACTTTGTATGTTAATTTCGGCCGTGTTTTTTATATCTATACGAGAAATGAGCAGGCGTATAGCTTTATCGTCTGGGCTGTCATGCAGAGCCTTGAGCCAAAGAGAAATCTGATCCGTAGTGTAGTCCTTTGGCATTTCCGTCTTCTTCAATGCCTCTATCTCAGAACGGAGCTGGTTCATCTTCGCACCGATATCCTCGATAACATCAGCTGGGAGGACACCACTTGACATGTTGGTCATCAAGGTGTCATACTGCTTCTGCTTCTCCGATATCTTAGATGCAACTATCTTTTTGAAATCAGCGGCTCTCTCAGGCTCTCCGCACTTGTACTTTCGCATAGCATTAGCAATAGCCTTTTGATTTTCTTCGTTGAGCAGGGTGCGAAGATATGTCTTAGCGGCGTCATCAACGATATCCATAGATATCATAGGTGCACCGCACTTCTTTGAACAACGATAGTAGTGATATACGTGTCCTTTCTTCGTTGATATGTGTGCGTGCATTTTCGCACCGCATGAGCAGTAGACTAACCCACTGCATAGATATGATGTCTTTGGTCCACTCTGTTTTCTGCTATCCATAATCTTCTGCACCTCGTTAAATGTTGCCTTGTCGATTATCATCGGCAGGGCATTTTCTATTCTTATAGCATTAGGCTTAGACCTGCGCTTGGATCTATCCTTTTCCTCGTCAACACAGTATATATATGTTCCTGTGTATTTCTCGTTTCGTAGTATCTCATATACTGCAGAATACTTCAAGGGCTTTCCACGCTTGCCCACAATGCCCACTGCCGCCATTTCTGCGATAATGTCCTTAGTTCCCTCGTGATTTTTCACCGCCGCAAAGATCTTGCGGACATATTCCGCTTCATAGGGGTTTATAACATACTTCTGATCTACGATATCATATCCGAACGGCGGATAGCCGCCATTGTGAAGACCTTTCAGGGCTATTTCACGTTCTCCCTTTTTCGTTTCATTTGCAAGGTTATCTATATAGTATTCTGACATAGACCACATCAGCGCACGCATTATCTTGCTCTCTGGTCCGAAGCCGAAGTCCTGACCTACCGCTATCAGTGTAATGCCCATTTTCTGCAGGCGAGCGTCAAGATTAACGTGTTCGCCCAGTGATCTAGCCACACGATCGTATTTGTGAATAAGAATAGTATCGAAAGTACCCTTATTGCAATCTCTCAACATTTTTTGATACTGCGCACGGCTTGCCGTCATTGACCCCTTGCCGCTGATAGCCTCGTCCGCATATACGGCTACGATATTATATCCCTTAGTGGCGGCATACTGTCTGCACGCCCTGAGCTGGGCTTCGATACTTTCTTCGGATTGCTTATCCGAAGAGTATCTAGCATATATAACTGCATTGCTCATAGTGTTCTCCTTAAGACTTCAATAACTCTTTTTTCTTAATATCGTATTCTTCCTGCGTTATAGCTCCGCAATCGAGCAGGCTTTTGTATTCCTTTATCTGCTCAGGGATAGATATAACTTTTTCATCAGCAGGCTTCAATCTCTGTTCTTCGTTATAAAGTTGTATTGCCTGAAGCTGAGCAATCATTTTTCTAGCAGTATCAATACTATTAGTATAAACAATGCCGTCTCTCGAAGTTTCCGTGTTAAAAAATGTAACGTTGAGAAGCTGAGCCCCTGGGTTAATAGTTGCATTAATACCTAGATATCGTACCTTTGTATCAGACTTTCTACTTGCAGTTGATGACCCAATCAATGCACCTATTCCGCCGGCAAGTGCTCCGCCTGCTATAGCTCTGCCAATTGAGCCACTTGACTTAAAGATAGTTTCATTATCTTCAATCAATTCAAAATGCACGAGCTGGTCATATCTATATATCTTGCTTGCGTGTCCAAATGTGAAAAGGTGGTTTTTTTCATCAGATGACATATAACGAATAATATTCGTGTCAGAAGTAGGGCGGTACTCTCCTCTCGCATATTTAATGCCTAGTTCTGAATTTTCATATTCATTATTTTGTTTTTTACTTTTATATATTTCATAAATTACAGTTCCAATCACAGCGGCTACGATTATCCATATAATCCACATTTTTGTTACTCCTTTATAAAAAAATGCACCTCCAAAAGTTGGGCTATTCTTTTTCCGAATTTCATATGGTATTAGATATATATAGGAGGTGCATTCTATATATATGAATACTAAAAATTATAAAATCGAATTAAAAAAGGTTATGCACGAAAAGCACATTAATGGAAAACAACTTGCAGAGCTTGCCGAGATAAGTGAAGGAGAGATAAGTAAGATATTGACCGGCAAAGCCAACCCCACAATTGAAGTTATTGCACGTTTGGTTATTGTGCTTAAATGTGACCTGTCTGATTTGGTAAAAATACTGAAATAAATTTATTATAGTAAATTTTACTGAATTTTTTGCCGAAATATGTTATAACCAGCATAAGGGGATTTAAACATATTTTTTCAAAAAATGAAAAAGAAAGGGGTGAGCAGCATGACCGACGCTGAGCGTAAGGAGCTGCAGGACCAGTTGGCAGAAATGATTTATTCACTTCTGTTTGAAAACAAGTCCGACGAATAGGGTATCTGCCTACATACGGGCAGGCGAATAAGCACTTCACGTTTTGTGGAGTGCTTATTTTTTTATCCTGATGATTCTTTTTTCTTGTCCCTAGAACGCCATATCAAGAAGTCTACATAATCATATAGGTTTTTGAGGTCATCATCATCAAGAGTATCAAGCATTGCATTTATCTTTGAGATAACAGCTTGTTTTTTCTCTGACTTGGAAAGAAGTTCATCTTCTAATCCTATAAGATAGTCCGCAGAAACTCCGAAGAAAATTGCCATTTTCGCCAGGCTCAAGGTACTAGGGTCACGATCGCCACATTCATAACTATAGTAGGCACGTGGTGTAACGCCAAGTTCATTTGCAACATCATCAGGTTTTAAGTCACGAGCTTTACGAAGAGCTTGTAGTCTGTCACCTCTCACTATTCTTACCTCCTTTGTTTGAAAACAAGTTCGACGAATAGGGTACTGCCTACATATAGGCAGGCGAATAAGCACTTCACGTTTTGTGGAGTGCTTATTTTTTTACTTTGGCTTTTTACTGCCGTTTTCCCTTTTCCATGCTAAGAAACTAACGTAGTCATAAAGATCTAAGAGTTCATCATCGGATAGTGTATTAAGAACACTTTGTATATTTTCCAAAACTCTTATCTTATTAGAAGAAAAAGCTTTAGTGCTTTGAGAAACGGCTTTCAACGTTTGCCCTGGTTTATAACCGAAAAGATAATTCGCATCACATTGAAGCGCCTTTGTTAAGATCATTATGGTCTCGTCATTCGGCTTGCTTTTATTGGTTTCAAAATTGCTTATCATTCTATTTCCGATACCAGTCAATTTTTCGAGATCGCCCTGAGTAAGCCCCAGTTCCTCACGGCGTTCTTTTATTCTATCGCCTATCACATTAGCACCTCCTTTGTTTGAAAACACGTCCGACGAATAGGGTACCTGCCTACATACGGCAGGCGAATAAGCACTTCACGTTTTGTGGAGTGCTTATTTTTTTTTATTCTTTCCGTTTGGCAGTTCGCCATTTTAAGAATTCCAAATAGTCATAAAGATTAGTCAGGTCTTCATCGGAAAGGTCATCAAGAAAAAGACGGATATTTTTCATAATCACATCTTTTTTTGATACCTCGGTAACGTCTACCGAGTCTTGATAAATGTAGTTTGGATCAACTGATAGGACTTTAAAAACATTTAATAGAACGTCTTCTTTAGGTTTTGACGTTCCGTTTTCGTAGTTGCAGATTGCAGATTTTGTAACGCCAAGTTTATCAGCAAGTTGTCTCTGAGTCATTCCGAGCTGTTCTCGTCTTTCCTTTATGCGTGATCCGATGCTCATATACTTCCCTCCCTTCTATATCTATATTCTACCACAATATTGCAAGTATGTCAAGATAAAAGTACAAGAATTTTGATATAAACATCAAGAAAAGTGTACAAAGTTTTATGCAAATATTTGTACACTTTTGTACAAGAAACTTGTACAAAACATCTTGACAGTTCAAGAAACTTGTGCTAATATATAAGTAAAGTACAAGAAACTTTAACCACAGACATGAAAGGAGATGTCGTTATGACAAATAAGGCTAAGAAATCAATCGTGGCAGAACAGCTCAAGAAAATCATTGATGACAGAGGTCTGAAACAGAAGAAAGTTGCCGAAATTCTCGGCTATGACTACAGAACTTTCAATAATATGTTGAATGGCTACAAGATGATAACAACTGATGATGTGATTATCATTGCCACAAAGCTTGGCGTTGAGCCTAACCAGCTTTACGACTGGTCGGCATAATAACGTCTTGTTGAGGTCAACAAAACGATAAAAAAAGAGGTGATACCAATGTCAAAATCAACAGACCATGATTTCAATGAGATAGTATATGACAGTGTTCTTCCTGAGATTGCAAGAGCGTTCTGCTCTTTAAAAAAAGAAGTCTCAGGAAATAAGCTTTCCTGTCAGACCCCAGAGAACTGGGAAGCAATCGCACGCATAAAGTCAGCGGCACTGAAACGTACTATCGCAGAGTTTATTGAAAAGCAGATATCATAGGAGTGATACCAATGACAAACCATAAGATAAAAGACTATCATAAGAACCGCCTTGCATTCGAGGTCATAGTCAAGAACTACGAGATGCTTTGCACCGTTCTGATAGTGCTGAACAAAGAATATCCGAAGACTTTCTATCCTAAGAAATGTCGCCAATGGATAGATGATTTTGCAGACAACTGCAAAATTGCCAACGAGTGGGACAAGGACGGTGTATATGCCTATAAAATGCAGCGGGCGTGCGAGAATAGCGGCATAGATCTGAACATGGTAGTAACGTTCGTTGAACGGAATTGCAAAGAGTTTAATCTTCAGAACAGGGCTATTCTGGCGGACAACATCAAGCTGGCGCTGGTGCAGACCGCCACAGAGTATGGCGTGGGCGGCAAGCGTATGAAAGCCATTCAGAACGCCATGTTGGAAACTTTCATTGACAATCCTAGGGAGCAGGTCAAGGCGCTGGGTATAGATGATTACATCGAAGAATGCACAGTGGGTCAGGTCGATATCCGCAAGTTCAGAGTCAAAGACAAGGTCAGGACTACCCTGCAGGAGCAGAAAGAAGCCTTAGCAGGCTTGGAAGCGTTCCGGCGCTGGTCAGCTGAGAATGTAAAAAAAAGAGGGGCAGTAAAGTGAAAGAAACGATTGATATTCCCGTAAGCGTTACATATCGCATAGAGGACGGCAAGATCATAGAAACCTGCCGCAAGGTCAAGAAGATACCGGCTGACGTTATCGCAAGCATTCTTTACCGTCATTTCAAGCAGAAAGAGAGGAATAAGAAGTGCTGCACATCATGAAGATAGACGCCATTATCGGCGAAAGAACAAACGCTGAGATAGAAAGAGCCATTAATAAGGCTCAGCTTGTCGGTGACAAGCTATGGCATGGAGATCTGAGCAAAGAAGACCTCCTAAGCTACTACGTGGCGCAGACCATAGAGAAGCATTTGGTGGCTGATATCGAGGAGCGTATCAAAGAGTTGGAGGGTGATGGAGATGTACGCAAAGAGTGATACCCGCAATTCACTGATATCGCAATCCGTCATCAGAATAGCAACGGATATGGGAATTGAAAGCTATGTCCGAGAGATACGCCACGGCTATTCTATATGTGCCGGCGAATTCATCATCGTTGACATGGCGGACAATACCAGCGTTAAGATGATAATATCAGATTATGACGGTTATTATCAGCAAATCAAAAGAAACATGAGAAAATGGAGGAAAAATTATGACAAGAAAAGACGTAGTCCTTGCAATCAGTGAAGATGTCAAGGCGGTTGATTACCTGGCAATGAGGGAGCAGAGAGACAAGCATAACAAGCTCGTTACCCGTCGAAAGCGTGAAGATCGCAGAGAGTGCTTCGCAATGGCCTTGCTGACTATCTTCTTTGCTTTCATGATAATAGTAGTAATGCTCGGTCTTGGGCAGGTATGGGAGATGATTTACTGATGTATGATTTCAACAACGCAGTCAGACTTAACCGCATAGGTGGTGAATATGTCATCACTGTGGACGGAAAGCCGTTGGAAACGTCACTCAGCTCTAATCAGCGCCGTAATCCTCTTATAGCTGTCAGCAGATATGCGTCAGCAATAGACGAATACCTCAGAGGGAACGTCAAGAAGTATCTTGCTGAAAACGAGCTGAACGTAGTCACGGGCTGTAATGTCTGCATGGAGTGTACAGACTGCAAGTTCTATCACCTCAATGACGCTGAGAGCAACTGCCGCCTAGGTGACAACAATGAGTAAGACAGTATACGTCGATAATACTATCTATCGAAAAGAATCTAAGCAGTTTCCTAACGTCAAGTATCGTTTCAACCTTGCCAACGTCGTGATACATAGTATGTATACCATGTATCTTAAGAGCCGTGGCATACCGAAGACCATAGGGCTTACAGACAAGCAGCGTTTTGATTTTGAAAAACGCATTCAATCTCTTATCGACAATGGGTCTATCGTAGTGACAGAAGTCGAAGCAGGAACGAAAGGAAAATGAAAAATGAGTACCATAGGAATAATGCTGTTATCCATAGCGACGCTTATCGTTGCGGATATCGTGATGTACATAGTACTTGGTGCCATTGAAAAGCACTGGGAGAAAAAGTTTAAGGAGGATAAAGATGATAACGAAAGAGGAGTTTGAAAAGGCGGTGGAGGTTTGCACTAATACAGATGAGACCTGTGAACACTGTCCTCTTAGCAAAAAATTTTTTTCATGCGGCGGATATCTTACCCGCTACATAAAAGAAAACGAGCCTGCACCTGCGGCAACAGGTACAAGCTCGGAGGTATCTGTAAAAGAAGATACCGATAACATACACCTTGATGATAACACAAAAAGGCATATTTGTCAAGCATATAATACCGCTGACGAAGCCTGCGCAAATATGCTCACTATCTACGAAGGAATGTCGGAATGTGAGCAGAGAGCCTTTGATATAGGCGAGGTGTACGGAAAAATATACAGCACGAGGGATAAGCTTGAAACTTCCCTAAAGGAGCTCACAAAGGAGGGGGAGAATAAATGCCGGTAATAACAGACGTTGACCTGCTATGCTATAATGCTGAACTTGCAGGCGCCAGAAAGCGGCTTGATTACAAATCGCCCCCGCCAAGGCATAACGCAGGTCCATGTATTTTTTACAACAGTATAAGGCAAGAGTGCATGGCATTAATCGAGAAGCCAACACAAGAAATTTGCACACGTTGCAAGTTTTTCAAAACCAGAACGGAGGATTATAATGCAGATGAATTCAAATAAACAGAAACCAACATTTGATTGGAGAAAATTCAAGTATGAGAACATAGCTGTTCATGTCAAGACTCAGGAAGAATACGATAACTTTATGAAAGAATGCAAGGCGCAGGGGTTTGCATGGTGCACTGGCGAAGAAGCTGATATGCCCAATCTTTGGCTGGGCTGTGCATATGATATGTGCATTGTATATGACAATAGCGGGCTTGTAAAAAAGGGATTGCATTATCAGAGACTTGGCTTCTTTAAGGACACGGGATATAGAATAGAAGAATTCGCAGATTTCTATTTTCCAAAAGATTATCAGCCAATTAATTCAACCAGCAATCTTATCCCAGAAAATCAGATAGAATTTTTGGAAAAGCCAACAACGCATACCTTGAAGCTGGAAGAATGCTTCTGTGAAGCAGTTGTCACAGGTAAGAAGAGTTTTGAAATTCGTAAAAATGACAGAGGTTTTCAGCCCGGAGACACGATTGAGTTCATTCCAGTTAGTAACGGACATACTGCTATTCATGTGATATCAAACCACAGATATAGGATAACATATATCCTAAGTGGTTGGGGGTTGAAGAATGGATATGTTGCATTAGGAATAGAGGAGGTAAAGAACTATGACTAGCTACAGAGAGCAGGCGTTAAAGAAACTCACAGACGAACGAGAGGGCGTTAAGCTTAGCGGTGGAGCATCGGCGAACACAGTGCTGAGCACTATCATTCAGCCTGTCATAGACGCACTTGAAAGCTTCGTCAAGCAGGACGAGGAGTTCGCACAGGCGGTCGCTCAGGGTGGCACACTTCAGAAGTGTTTTGAAGCCGTCTACAAAGCTATTAAGGATAGCAACTTCGCACTATCAGACTTCAAGACTTATGAGACCGCCGCAGGTTTCTTCTTCCCTGGCTGTAAGATACGCTATCACATGGATATAGACCTCTGCGGTAGTGTCAACAAGGAAGTGCCTGAGCAGAAGCGCAAGTCGATCACAGTTTCCTTTGATGACTTATTCTGATCTGAGGTGAGTCGATAATGTGGAAAACTGATGAGCACAAGCAAGAGCTGGATATATTCCCCGTATATACAGACCACCTCACGCCCGACCAGCGTGCTGACATTGAGAGTTTCCCACAGCTCAATGCCAATGATTGTAAGAAAATTAATGGTTGTTTCACGCCTTACATATTTTACAAACGCACAAGTGCAGGAAGATACACTTGTTTCTGCACAAACTGCAACAAAGAATACAAAGTCAATCTGAATGATGTTGATGACATCTATCATGTGCAGGACGAAGTCAGACACGGATACAGAGGTGTATGTCCGTACTGCAAGGTCAATGCTGAGTATAAGTCTGCTGGATACAAGCAAGTGGGGCTTGCCGAGGCCATAGACCTTTGTGTGTATAAAGTTGTCGATGATTTGGTCTACATATTTGCAGCAGTAGTCGAGAAGAATTATAACCTTTATTCTACAGATGACTACGATAGAGAGCCGAACATTGTTGTTGACATCAAGAAGATGTACGTTTTACGAAAAGGACGAGCAGAGGTGTACGATGTCGGCTATGCGTACACACGACACGGCTTTACAGCATTTTTCCGCCCAATAAAGAAAAAAATTTGCGGAGCCTTTAACGACGGCTTTGCAAGTCGTCCAAAAAGATATCTTTACAAAGAGACACTTCGTAACACGTTTTTAAAGTATTCAGGGATAGATTTTGTGAAAAATGGCTACATCACCCAGTTCGATCAGGAACGCTACTACACAGCGTATGCTATGTATCCCATACTTGAAATGGCCACAAAGATGGACTGTGCAATGTTCGTTCAGGACCTTTTGTGGAGAAATAAAAAAAACTATAAGATTCTTGACTGGTCGGCAAAGTCGCCGAAAAAATTCTTCAAGCATCTAACGCTGAATGAAGTGAAAGCATTTCTTGAAAATCACACGCCGGCAAGTGTTATAGAGGTATATCAGGACTTCAAGCGCAAAGGTAAGAAGAAAGACATTTTCTACTGCCGAATGTACAGCTATATTACTGATTACTGCACTAGCATTGAAAAAGCGGGCGTTGACCCTGAGCAGGTGCTCAAATACCTCAAGCACATCATGAAACACGCGTCAGAGGAAGAGCGTTGTGAAGACGATCACTCAGAGATAAGGCGCCTTGTCAAGCTGTATGACGATTATGCCAATATCGGCTTGAAAATAGGCTATGATTTTCGCTTGAAAAACATAGCCTTTCCGAGAGACCTGAACGAAGCGCATGATAACGCAGTTGAGAACTTCAATTTCATGGAAGAAGAACGCAAGAGAAAAGAAGCCGCCGAGCTTGAGGAAGCCTATAAGCCCAGATACAAGAAGCTTTGCAAGAAGTATAAGGGCTATAGCTATCCTGGTATTCAGTTGGTCGTACCAGAGAATGCCGAAAGCATTATCAAAGAGGGAAAGGACTTGCGAATATGCGTCGGCGGTTATGCTTCAAGGCATTGCAGTGGGGTTACGACAATTCTATTCATCAGAAAGCCGTCTGACCTTGATAAGTCATGGTTTACGATTGAAATAGACAATGCTGACCATATCGTGCAGTGCCACGGATTTAAGAATGAACAAGTCAAAGACCCTTTAACGGGCAAGAAGCTTGAAAAGCCTGAAATAATCAAGGCGTTTGAAGTCAACTTCCAAGAGTGGCTGAATAGCCAGAAGAAGCTGACTAAAAGGAGAAAAGCAAGCTAGGAGGAATAACAATGGACGAGATCAAACTAAGACCCGGTGAGGAGTTCGTATATAATGGTATACGTTTTATATGCCTCGACATTATCGACGGCAACTACTTAGCGATAACGGCTGAATGCTTGTGGAAAAAGCGTTTTAACAATGAGTACAAGGACGGCTGCAACAACTGGGAAAAGTCAACGCTCCGCCGATTTCTCAACGAAGATGTGCTCAAGGAATATTTTGATACAAAGCAGCTTATAAAGCAAACGTCTGACCTTATCGCCGATAACGGCGACAAAGCCTGTGGAACGTGTGAGGACTATATAACGCTGCTCAATTGCGACCAGTACCGCAAGTATAGAGATTATGTGCCGCTTTTTGAAGAATGTATGTGGTCGCTTACTCCGTGGAGGTGCGGCACCAACTACGATCACGCCGTGCGTTACGTCACCCCGACAGGTGCTATCAGCTACGGCTATGCGGACAACAGTTACGGGATCGCCCCAGTTTGTTTGTTTAAAGCTGATAATCTCATATTGCGCCGACAGGCGCAGCTTATACCCGCTGAATAACTAACCAAAATAGGAGGAAACGCAATGGAAAACACAGAAATTACAGTATCTATGAAAACAGCTATGGTAGAACACCAGCACATATGCGAATGCTACAGGACAGCCGCAACGGCTATCGTAGAAATGGGCAGGTCACTGAAGAATATCAGAGATTATAAGCTCTACACAGCACTTGGCTATGAGTCTTTCAAGAATTATCTTGAAAGCAATGGTGATTACACGTTCAAAGAACGTCAGGCATATACCTATATCAAGCTCTATGAGGACAACAGTACAAAGTTTCTCGAAGAACATGCAAGTATAGGTGTAACAAAGCTGGAGCTTCTCTCCAAGCTTCCGGAGTACGAACGTGAAGAATTCGCTGACACACATGACCTTGGCGGAATGACAGTTGAAGAAGTCAAGAAGCTAATCAAAGAAAAGCAGGCATTAGGCGAGCAGCTGACATTCCTCGAAGAAGAAAGGAAGGAACAGACAGAAAGTGCCGAATCCCTCAGAGCTGAGCTTGAAGAACTGAGAGAAAAGCTTAAGCAGGCCGAGGACAAGCCTATCGAGGTAGTTAAGAGAGACCTCGACGAAGAAGAGATTGACAAGATAAGGCTGTCTATCCGTCAGGAACTTCATGCCGAACATATGAAAGAGCTGAATTCGCTGAAGAAGTCAAGCCGTGAAGCCGTGAAGGCGGCAGAAGCTGAAAAAGATAACGTCCTCAAAGAAGCGCAGACAGAACGTGACAATGCAGTTAAGGAAGCCGTAGCTAAGTATGAGACCGCCCTCAGTAAGGCTAAGGCTGAGGCAGAAGAAGCGGACCACGCCAAGGCAGAGCTGGAAAAGAAATTGAAGTCAGGCAATGCAGACGAAGCAAGGGTTGCGCTGAAGATCATCTTTGAAAACGTTCAGAAAGGGCTTACGGAATTCATTGAAAAAATCAATGATATTGAAGACCCACAAACCAAGGAAAAGTTCATTACTGTCACAAGCAAGTGGCTCAGACAGGCGGCTGATGACCTTGAGGGGTGAGCTGAATGACCAGAGAATTGAAATGAAGAAGAACACCACCTATGAGGAAAGAAAAGCTAATGGAATATGCCCATATTGCGGGCGAGAAAAAGCTGTTCCTGGATATATTATGTGCGAGAAATGTAGAGAACAGAACAAGGAAAGATGTAAGAAACGCTATGAACGAGCGAAAGATAAAGGGCTATGCACACGTTGTTACAAGAAGCCATCAATTGAGGGTCAAACAATGTGCAGAGAATGTCTTGCGAAAATGCTAGCGAAAGACAAAGAAAAGCGATATGGCGGAGTATGCGATATGGATTGTTTCAATTGCAAATATGATGACTGCATTAATGACAATGTGCCAGAATGCTATGCTGATTTGCCCTTTGAGGAAAAGGAAAAGATCCGAAAACGCAATCGAGCCCGATATCACGAACTTAAAGAGAGGGGAATTTGTGTAAAATGCGGAAAGCTGCCAGCAAAAGAAGGAATTACTCTTTGTGAAAGTTGCGCACACAAGAGAAGTAAGAGGGAGAAAAGGAAAAGGGCAGAAAATCAGCAGATCAGCAAGCGGGATTTATGGCGTGAACAAAGAAAATGTTATTTCTGCGGAGGAGAATGTGTGCAAGGCCAGAAGGTGTGCACGAAACACTATGAAATGCTCAAAGCTATGGCAATGCATATGCGTGAAAGCGAAAGGAGCAAGATCGCAAGAGAACGGCTGAAAAAAGTATACTTTGCGGGAAGGCAACAATAGAATTGTGAAAGGAGAAATCACTATGGAACACAAGTGTAAGTTCTGCGGAAGAAAGATAGGAACCGCACATTATATCCACAAGAAGGATTGTACGTGCGGGATTTGTACAAAGTACTGTATGAGCGAATGTCAACTCTCAAAGAATGGCTTGTTGAGCTGGCATAAAGAGCCGTGCGTATCTTGTGAGAGAAATCCATATCGTAAGAACTATAAATGGAACGGAAAGGAATGGACAAAAGATGATTGATATTGACGGCTTCAAGGAATATCTTTACGAAGAGGAGCTTGCGCCGAACACAATAGCAACATATGTCAAAGGCGTAGAAAAATATGCTGAAAGGTTCGACACCATAACGAAGCCGAACTTAATCGAATTCAAACGCTATCTGGTCGAGAATTACAAGCCGCAAACTGTAAATCTCCGAATAACTGCCCTACTCACTTACTGCAAGTATAAAGGAATAGAAATGAAGTTGAAACAGGTTAAGTTAGCTAAGAAAACAAGCATTGACAATGTCATTTCACTTGGCCAATACAACCGACTGATAGATGGACTTAAAAGAGACAATAATATGCGGTGGTATATTACTATCGTTGTCTTAGCAAGAACAGGAATGAGGATATCGGAAGCTTTAAAAATACGCAAGAGCGATATTATCAATGGGAAAGTGACCTTAAATGCTAAGGCTCATATGAGAACAATATTTTTTCCAAAAACGCTAACAGATGAGATACTTCCCTATCTTAGCAATGTTTCTGATGATGATTTCGTTCTGCAGAATCACAATGGTCAGCCTATAACATCACGAGGGGTCTCTGGTGAACTCAGACGTTTTGCAGACAAGTACGGCATCCCGAAAGAAGTAATGCACCCACATTCGTTTCGGCATTTCTTTGCTATCGAATTTGTTAAAAGAAACAATAATATTTCGCTGCTTGCTGACCTACTAGGACACGGAAGCGTTAACATCACGCAGATATATCTACGTCAGTCAGAAGAACAACAGAAAACAGCTGTTGATAATACTGTCAATTGGTGACAAAGGGTGAGAACAATGAGATGTGGTGATAAGAGAATGAGATCAGAATACATATTTCCACTTCTGCTGATTTTGCTGGACGTGGGAGCGGCTATCATATACGCTTTGCAAAAGGACTACAAGAAATCCGTCTATTGGATAGCGGCGGCCGTACTGAATGTGACAGTAACAGTTTAGGAGGAATAACTATGTCAGATGAAAATCCAATAGCTATAGCGCAGAAAATCTTGTCTGAAATAACCACGGGCAGAAATAAAGATAGAAAGAGCTTGAAAAAAGCTCTTTCAACACTCAAAGTTGGAGATCAGATTGCAACAGACGAAGAAATATGGACTGTTATTGGTATAGAAACAATTGAATCTAAATCTTTTAAAATGCCAAGAACATTGAAAGTTAAGTGTTCATCATCACAGCGGAGCAAATGCTTGATTTTCTACATACCAAAGGGCGGTGTTATGTAATGAAAAATTCAAACACACCAACAGAACACATAGAGCAGGCATTGCTTTTCAAGTGGGCGACATTCAGCTCAGGCAAGTATCCCGAACTGGAGTATATGTTCGCTATACCGAACGGCGGCTATCGCCACTATAGAACTGCCGCAGATCTTAAGTCTGAGGGCGTAAAGTCAGGTGTGCCTGACATAATGCTTCCGGTGGGACGTGGCGGTTACTACGGTCTTTTTATAGAAATGAAACGCACATCAGGTGGACGAGTATCGGAATCTCAACAGAAGTTTCTGAAAACGCTTAATGACAACGGCTATCTTGCAGTTGTTTGCAAAGGCTTTGAGCAGGCGCAGGAAGCAATCTTGAAGTACCTTAATAAAGGAGTGAGAAAATGAAAATATCTAAGCTGAAAAAAATATGCAGTAAAGCGGCTAAGACCATATCCTACTTCTATAATGAAAATGATAATTCATTATGGATTGGCTCAGGCAGTGCAATATATCCGCTTTACGGCATGCCGAACATGAATACCAGCGAGCAGTTACTCACGCTTTTTGACATTAATGAAAGTGACCGTGAGAATTGGAGATGTAAGCAGCTGCCGCCTGCTATTGAGAGCAACATTGTTATGAACATCGCTTCATGCACAACAGGCAAGATGATAGATCGTCGTTCAACATTCGTTGCCATGCTAAGCGAATATCAGATATTCTCAGGCACAGAAAAAGTGCATATATGCCCGAAAGCATTCCTTGAAGTAATAGATGATTATGAAATTCTTACATACTATTCCATTGATGATATGATAATCGTCAAAGCAGGCTTGCTTACGCTCGGTGTACTGTGTGAAACCCATGGCGTTGTAACACAAGAACTTCTTAATGACATTAATTCCATGCACGATATGTTACAAGAAGTATTCAACAGGGAGTGCGAAGAAAAAGACAAGAGCAGAAATTATGAGCAATTGGCAATGACAGAGTGAAGCCCTATATATTATATATAGTATAGAACAAGTGTTCAGCCCGTGTGTAAGCACGGGTATGAGGGCTTGTAATGGGTCTTAATAACTCGGACAGTGGGAGGAAATGACAATGAGCCTTATGAGATACAGAGAGCAAAAGTATATTTATGGAAACTACATGGAAGTGAATATGTATCCTGTATATGCCTGCCCACGTTCTTCTAGTCGAAAGAAGAAAAGAAAGCCGACAAGCAAGGTGCAGGAGAGATTGAATCAGATCAATGCTGAAAGAGCTCTGGCAAGACTTATCCCTGCAAACTTCACTGACAAAGACTATAAGTTCGAGCTGACCTATTCACCGCAGAATAATCCTGCTGACCTTGAGCGTGCCAAGAAAGACTTTGCTAACTTTGTCAAACGTGTGAATAGAGCAAGAGTCAAGAGAAGCTTACCGAGAATGAAGTATATTTATTCCATTGAGCAGGGCTCAAAGTCTGAACGTATCCACTTTCACGTTATCATGACTGGTGGTCTGACTATCAACGAGATAGCATCCATATGGGGCAAGGGCTATGTTGACAAGGTCCTGCCATTGATGTTTGACCAGACAGGCTGTGCAGGAATTGCAAAATATTTCTGCAAGCAGAAGATTTCAGATCATAACAACGGCAAGCACGCCAAGCGCTATGTTGCGTCAACGAGCTGCATTAAGCCGCAGCCGCAGAATAACGATTATCGTCTGACGAAACGTGCGGTGCAGAGCATGGCATATAACTGTGATAACTCGGCACTGTTCGAGAATATGTATCAAGATTATTACTATGCTGATTGCCGTCCATTCTGGAACGAGGATAACGGCACGTTCTACATATCGCTGTTTATGTACCGGAGAACGGCGAAGCTGAACATATAGGGGGTGAGATGATGAGTCTTAAGGGAGCTGAGCTTAGCGTGATATGTGATGATTGCCATAAGGCATTCATAGTCTGCGTTCGCAAAGAGAGATTTCAAAGCATAGAAGGGGACGTATGGTGCTATAACTGCCCTCACTGTGGTAAGTTATACGTTGCATATATCGACGATAGCCTGACACGTCATGCCCATGCGCTTCAAAAAAACGGTGTTGTTTTGAAAGATATCCTGACGAAAATATCGAGAGAATTATCGGCAAGGCAGGGAAAGGAGAAGAATTAATGGACTCATACAGACAGGGATATATCAAAGCATTAATCGACGTGAAGAACTATGTCGATAGCCATTCGCACGTGATGAAGCACTACAAGCTTTATAATTCAAAGAAACTACCTATGCTTTTACAAGCATTTATTGACAACGCCGATGAAATGATTGCAATGGGTGATATGATAGAATTGACATTGACGTTCGATCAGAAAAGCATTAAGAAGTCCAAGGAGAATTATCATGACTAAGAAGCGATTGTTGTCATATCGACAACTTAAGGCTGAGCTGAAGTGGGTAAGTGAAGATAGTGACGATTATCGCAGCCTGAAAGCAGAGATAGCAGAGATTGAAGCATATGTGTCAGGCATTGATGACGCATTCATCAGGATTATTTTTCGCCTGCGTTATCTTGTCCCACGCAAGGACGGAGCTTGGCAGCCGCCGTCATGGGCGTGGATAGCCAGGCAAGCCAATGCTTCAGAAGATTACTGCAAGGGCAGGCATTGCAAGTTCTGTAAGAAAAACACGCTGTAACACGCACGAACACACTCTGCGTGCTATGATGATAATGCGGGGTTGTTGTTATAGTTTTTCCATAGGTTTATGTCGGTGCAAGGGCCACGTTGTATGACGTGGTCCTTGTGCTATATATGCGAGGTGATAACGTGTATAGTACGAGTCAGATCAGAGAGCTAATCAAGGAAGGACGAGTTGACAAGTTCTATAACGATCGCTATTGGCGGAAGTTCAGCAAGAGCGTTATCGCAGAGCAGCACAATGAATGCCAGATATGCAAGTGCAAGGGTAAAGTGACGAGGGCAACTATTCTTCATCACGTCAAGCACCTTAAGCAGTTTCCACAGTTTGCATACAGTCGGTATTACTATGACGATACTGGCGAAAAGCATAGACAGCTGATAGCACTGTGTCATGACTGCCACGAAGCACAGCACCCAGAACGGCGCTGGCAAGAACGTGCCGATAAGTTCGTCAATGAGGAGCGGTGGTGAGCGCCTTGCGGCGATACCCCCCGGGGTCAAGGGTCGAAAAATTTTTTCGGCCTTGTACGACGGGAGGCACAGAAGACATATCCGCCCTCGCACGCACGTGAGAGAATTTTTTTCAAGAAAATCAAATGTAAGGAGTTGGCAAAAGTGAAAAAGCCGAGTTTATCAGAGATTGAACAGTCGTTGATAGAGCAGCTCGAACAAATGGGTGCTTCTGTCGATTTCTATAAATCGCTGGTTTCAGACTATCTGTTTTACGAAAAACAGGAAAGGAAAATGCAAGCCGATATCCGCAAGAGAGGGCTTACCTACATGGCGGTTTCTGCTGTTGGTAAAGAATATGAAAAGGACAATCCGTCTGTAAAGCAGGCGTATATGTATAACAAGCAGAAATTGCAGATTTTGAAAGATCTCGGTCTGTCAACCGAGAAGGTGAAGAATCTTGACGATGATGAAGAGTTGTAAAGGTCAAGATGCTCTCGATCTTTCCTGCCTTGCTGAATACATTAGCCTCGTTAAAGAGCACGAATACCCATACTGTATTGAGCAGTGCAAGCTCATTGAATACGTTGAAAGAACATTTCTGAGCGAGGATATCTATGTTGATGTTGAACAAGCTGAGAAATACTTCAGCTATGAGAAATATTTTCCGTTCAAGCTGTTCCCATGGGAACGATTCGTGTTCACCCTTCACAACTGCACCTATAAGTCCAATGGCTCTTTACGATGGCCTGTACTGTTTCTCTACGTCGGTCGAGGAACAGGAAAAAACGGCTACTTAGGCTTTGAAGATTTTTGTTTGCTAACACCGACGAATGGCATCAAGCATTACAACATCGATATTTTTGCGACGACAGAAGATCAGGCTAAGACCACGTTCAATGATGTGTACAACGTCCTTGAAGACAACCGTGACAAGATGCAGAGATTTTTTTACTGGAACACAGAAAAAATTATAAGTCTGAAAACAAAATCCGTCTTGCGGTACAGAACATCGAGCCCGAAATCTGCCGATGGTGCAAGACCGGGCAAGGTAGACCATGATGAGGAGCACGCATATGAGAACAGTAAACTCATAGATGTTGCTGTTGGCGGCCTTGGAAAAAAACCACGCCCACGCCGCACGATCATGAGCACCGACGGATTCGTCCGTGAAGGTCCACTTGACAAAGATAAGACCAAAGGGATTAGAATCCTTAACGGTGAGATAGATGATAACGGCATGCTACCATTCATTGCAAGAGTAGATAAGCCAGAAGAAGTTGAAATGCCTGAAATGTGGTATAAGGCGAACCCGTCACTGCAGTACCTTCCTGATCTTCTCCAAGAGATGAAGACTGAATTTCAAAATTATCTGGACGATAAAATCAGCAATATCAGTTTTGCAGTTAAACGCATGAACTGCCTGCCACAGCAGACTGAGGGCGGTATAACCGCATTTGATAATATCCTGGCAACTAATCAGGATATCACGCCATATTTGTCAAAGCTTCAAGGCAGACAATGCACAGCAGGTTTTGACTATATGAAGACCGATGACTTTCTCTCAGCAGGCTTGCTCTTCGACGTAGACGGAACGGACGTATGGATAACGCACACCTGGGTGTGCAAGGCTTCTGCAGATTTACCAAGAATCAAGGCGCCCCTGCAAGAATGGGAAGCGGCGGGGCTACTGTCATTCGTTGACGGTCCAGAGATACCGCCTGAGATACCCGTTATATGGGTGGCGCAGAAAGCGGCGGAATTGAATGCAAAAGTCGCAATGACTGGCATCGATAACTATCGCTATACACTGCTTAGGAGGGCGCTTAAAGAGAATCTCTACGCTTCTGACGAAAAAGGCTACGGGAATATCATGCTTGTCCGTCCGTCAAATGAAATGATGATAATGCCTGTAATCACAAGTCAGCTGGTGAATCATAAGCTTGCAGTCGGAGACAATCCCCTTTTCCGCTGGGCTATGAACAATACCAAGGTATGCACTTCGTCCGCAGGCAATATGACATATGGTAAAATAGAGCCGAAATCACGCAAGACAGACCCGTTCAAAGCTTACGTTGCTGCGAAAGTAGCTCAGAATAAAATTTCTGAGCAAATATCAAGTATGCCAATGAATACAAACATTCCTGGCGTTTTCACATTCTAGCGGAAGGAGGATAAGCAATGGGTTTAAAATCGTTGATATCAAGAATTATCAACGCCAAAAGTGACGAAGTTATAAGTGTCAAGTCAGTAGGATATGACGATGATGTACGAATAGCTGTTCAGGCATATGCTATTCAGGTAGTTGTCGAGATTCTTGCTGCACTTATATCCAAGTGCGAAATAAAAACCTATCACAATGGAAAATCATTCAAGGGTGAAGAATGGTATCTTTTCAATGTTCGTCCAAACGCAAACCAGACGGCCGCACAGTTTAAGAATGAAATAGTTCGGAAAACTTTGATACTGGGAAACAGTCTGATAGTCAGTGCAGGTCAGCAGTTGATATGTGCCGACGGCTGGAGCACACAGGAATATGCGTTGTATCCGAACTTTTTTTCGCAAGTTTCAAAAGGTTCTTTTACTTTTGAAAAAAGGTTTGATATGAATGATGTTCTCTTTCTAAGATTTTCAAACGGCGGAGTAAGGCAGATTCTATCTGAAATGCTTGAAAATCACAACAAATTTCTTGAAACATCTTCAACGGTCTATGCAAAGAGTGGAACGCAGAAAGGTATACTCGAGATAACACCCATGGCTCAAGGACAGCCGAACTACGAGGAGAAATTTCAAGAGTTAATGAACAAGTATTTCAAAACGTACTTTGAGGCAAAGAATGCAGTTCTGCCTCTGTGGGGTGGAATGAAATACACGCCACAGAGCAACGGAGAAACCAAGCGGACTGTTTCGGAAACAACGGACTACATCTCGATACTCAACGATGCTCTTGAAAAGGCTGCTATTGCATATAACGTGTCACCGGCTATCGTCAAGGGAAATGTTGAAAATATCAGTGAGGCTTTGTCGATGACTCTTACTTTTGCCGTAGATCCTTTTGCGAAAATGCTATCTGACGAGATTACCGCAAAACGATACACGAAAGAGCAGGTCTTGAAAGGAAACTACGCAAAGGTTTGCACGGAAAATATCAAACATTTCGATATTCTCGAAATGGCGAATTCCGTTGACAAGCTGATTTCCAGTGGTTTCTATTCGACCAATGAGCTGAGAGAAAAGGTCGGAGAAGAACGAATTTCTGAAAGTTGGGCGGATCAGCACACCCGAACCAAGAACTATGAAACGATAGAAGGAGGTGGAAACGATGAATAGCATTTTAAATCGATTTGAATTCAGGTTAGAGGCAGATAAGCCAACGGAGCTTAACTTATATTTGTATTCTCAGGTCCGTGGAGGACTTGCCTATGATTTGGCAAAGGGAAAATTTGAGGAGAGCAAGACAGGTGCGAGCTATTTTTCCAAAAAGCTGGAAGAATACAAGGACTGTGAGCACATCAATCTGTACATCAACTCTCTTGGCGGTCAGATCAAAGAGGGCGTCGCTATTGGAAATATTTTAAAGCGGCATAAAGCAAAAGTGACTTGTTATGTTGACGGCTGGGCTTGTTCGATAGCTAGCGTTATAGCCATGGCAGCGGACGAGATCGTCATGTACAACAACAGCCTCATGATGATTCATCAGGCGTCCTGCTATTGTGAAGGAAATGCCGATGATATGAGAATCGCTGCTGACGAGCTGGATAAGATGACTGACACCGCTATCTCAACATATGCCGAACGTTGCGGTGGTAAGTGTAGTCGTGAAAAAATTTCCGAAATGGTCAAGGTGGGAACATGGCTCACAGCTGATGAATGTCTTTCGTATGGCCTATGTGATACCATATCGACTGGGAAACAGCCTGTTGATATGGCAACCATGCTCAGTGACGTAAAGCGATACACAATGTCAAGTGCTCTTGACGGTGAAAGCATGGATAAGCTTATTGAGCTGTATAAGCAGTCAACTGCACAGCAGGCCTTACCTGCTGAAAAAAGCAAAGAAGAGAAAGAAAATGCCGCTATATCGGCATTTGAAAAGTTTATGAAATTGGAGGTAAAAAAATGATTAATCTCGACACACTCAAGGAACAGAAAGAAGATATCCTGGCATCGCTTTCAGTCGCTATAAAAAATGGCGATGATAAAGCAATGGAAAATGCTCTGGATAAGTACGGCAACCTGATTTCAGATACTATCATGAATGAGGTAAAGAGCACCACGGAGTCTGTTGACAGCCAGATACTTAGCACACGTGGTGTAAGAATGCTGACAAGCGATGAAAAAGAGTACTATGACTCCGTTATCGCTGCCGGTAAGTCTTCTGATCCGAAGATGGCATTGACAAATGCCGACAAAACAATGCCAATCACGATCATTGAGTCCGTGCTCGGTGAAATTCCACAGCAGCACCCACTGCTCAACTTCATCAGCTTCCAGGACACAACTGGCATCACAAGAATGCTTGTCAACGAACAGGGCGAACAGACTGCCAAGTGGGGAGATCTGAACACCGCTATCGACAAAGAGTTGCAGGGAGCGTTTAAGCTTTTCGACGTCTCTCTCAAAAAGCTTACAGCATGGATACCTGTGTCTAACGATATGTTAGATCTGGGTGCAACATGGCTGGATAGGTATGTACGTGAAATCCTTGCTGAGGCTCTGTGGGTCGGCATGGAAACAGGTATCGTTACAGGTGACGGCCTGAACTGCCCTATCGGAATGTGCAAGGACGTATCTGATAAGGCGTCAGTAGTTGGCGGAAAATACCCCGATCAGAGCACGATTGCACTCAAGGAAATGTCGCCTGAGGCTATCGGTACTATCGCTGCTCAGCTTACTAAGACAGAGGCTGGAAACAACAGGCCGCTTGATAACCTCATCTTCGTAGTCAATCCAAAGACATATCTGACCAAGGTAATGCCTGCGACAACGAACTTCGTTCAGGGAAAATGGGTTAATGATGTTATGCCTATTCCTTGCACGATTATACAGTCATGTGCAGTTCCTGATGATCGTGCTATCTTCGGACTGGGCAAGCGTTACTTTATGGGCCTTGGCATGGCCAAGGGCGGTAAGCTGGAGTTTGATGACTCATTCAAGTTCCTTGATGACGCAAGGACATATAAGATTAAGACATACGGCAACGGCAAGCCACTCGACAGCAATGCTTTCAGGTATCTGGATATCTCAAAGCTTAAGAGATTTATCCCGACAGTATACACTGTCACACCGTCAGAAACATAAGGAGTTGATATAAATGCAGCAGGCATTATTCGAGGAAGTTAAAAATCAGCTGAACATAACTTGGTCAGACGAAGCTACTGACAGAAAGATAAACAGCATTATAGCACGTGCTATAGGAGTACTAAACGGATATGCAGGTCAGGTGCTGGATATCAATGTTGACGAAAATATCAACGGCGACGCCCAGCTTCTGATCGACTGCTGCAGATATATATATAACGATTGCTTCGAGGACTTTGAAAAAAATTATCACTCTCAGCTCTTCGCTCTGAGAGCAAGATGTCAGATTGAGGAGATGTCAGGAGGAAGCGTATGATAAGCAAGCGGCAGACGTTCAATGACGGCATATGCACTATTGCAACTATCATCAATGCCAATTGCTTGAAAATCAAGCAAGCAGGCATAAGATATGACAATCGTACCGTCGGCTCAGAGCGTTTCTATAAAGCCGCTGAGTATCAGCACCGCTGTGATAAAGTGATAAGAATACCACTTATCGCCGAGCCGCAGGCGACTGACATTGTGATAATGAACGGCGACCAGTATAACGTCATTCAAGTTCAGATGATAAAGGACGCTAAGCCGCAGGCTTGGCAGTTATCAATAGAAAAGCGGAAAAAGAGGTTAGAAATCCATGTCAATGAGTCCTGATGAGATGGCTGAGGCTTTACAGCACGCATTTCAGCAAGAAAGTCGCCGTGTTAATGAAGCCGCCAAGAGAGCCGTTAAGAAGACCGCAAAGGAAACCCGCAAGGTCGTCCAAGAACACTTCACGTTCAATACCCGCTCCGGCAAATATGCCAAGGCGCTTACAGTTAGCACCGAATACGAGGACTCTTTCGACATTCGGCAGATAGTGAATTTCAAGAAGAATAAGCAGTATCTTCTCACACACCTGCTGGAGTATGGCCATGCTATGAAGCGTGGTGGCAGAACGCTTCCGTTTAAGGCGAAAGCTTATCCGCACATGATTTACGGACAAGAGTATGCCGAAGAAAAATTACCGGAAAACATCAGAAAGGAGATTGAGAAGTCGAAATGACATTGACAGAACTTATATCACTTTCAGGCATTCCTACGGACAGGATTGCTAAGATAGATTTTCCAGTGGAAACGGAATTGCCGTTCGCAACATGGATAAACAAGACACCTCAGACGATATCTGCAGACGGAAGAACTGTCGCAGTTATCCCACGGATTGCAGTTGAAATATACTGCGAGCCGGAAGATGAAGAAACACATATCCTATTTGAGAACGCCCTTATGGATAAGGGCATATGTTTCTCAGTCGCCGCAGGCTATCTGGGGCAGGATCAGCAAATGGATATGTGGGTATACGAATTCGATCGCAAGGAGGAATATTAATGAAAGGAACAGTGAAAGCCGTTGCCCATGCACTGATTACAGAGTCTACAGATGTCAGTGGTGCGACAACTATCACATATGGAGAACTTAAGTATCATAAGACAAAGCTTTCGGGCACCCGTCAGGTAAGCCTTGACCCGAAGTCATCAAGCAAGGAGATATGGGCTGACGGCGTAGTAGCATTCGCAGGTCAGACTAATCAGGGTTACGAGGGAACTATCACCACACTTGACCTGTGTGATGATCTTGAGAAAGACTGGTACGGAAATGTCATCGAAGAGAAAAACGGCACACTGGTCGAAGTAGCAAGAACAGGAGAAGCGCCAAAGTTCGGCTTGATCGTACAGTATGAGTCAACATCAGAAGCCGAGGGATATACCGAGGTCTTCCCATATTGCTACACCACAGATCGTCCGAAGATTTTGGTTAAGACAGAGGAAGACAGCGGTATGGACTATGAGTATACAGAGCATAAGATTGCCTGCAAGCCGTCACCGGCTGAGGTTACTGTCGACAACAAGAAAGGACACATTGCACGTTTCCGTATAAAGGGTAACACAGTACTCACAAAGTTTCCTGAGTACACCTACACCCCGGGTGAATGACAATGAGCAATACAATAGTCCTGACTATAGACAGCAGGCAGATAGGCTTCAAGGCTACAGCAGGTATGTTCTATCGCTATAAAGAAGCGTTCGGCACGGAGTACCTTGAGGACGTTGTCAAGGTACATCAGTTCGGTAAGGGCGCCTTTGTTCAACAGGTCGAATACCGCACCCTATGGGTGCTTGCCAAGACTTATGATGATAGTATACCGCCTATTCAGACGTGGCTTGACAGCTTCGCCTATGGTGCATTTCCTGTTGATGATATCTATAATCAGGTTATGCCTATACTGCAGGCAAATATGAAAGTTGACAGAAAAAATCCATAAGCGGCAGTAAAAGCGGAGATGATCGGCCTCTCAAATCGGAGGAGGTCATCTCTCTTGTTATAAACAGGGGTCTTACTGTCGCTGATTTAGACCGCATGACGTATGGTATGGTAGTGAACTATGCCTGCGCCTATGACCGACAGCGATTAATCGCCGCCGGCAAAAAGGTCATTGACCCCGAAATAAAATACGAAGAACTGAAAGCAAACCTGCCTGTTGTGGAAGAACGATATAAGCAGGGAAAAATCAGCAAAGAACGATATGAAAAGTATATTGCGAAAATAAAGGCATGGGAGGGTGAGTAATGGCTAAGTCATCATCAGATGAGAAAATCAAAGGTATGTACGTCAAAATCGGTGGTGATACGTCTGAGTATACTGCCGCCATGAAAGGGCTTAATGCCGATATCAATTCGACTACAAAAAATCTGAACAGCGTCAACAAACTCTTAAAGCTTGACCCGACTAACGTTGAATACACAGCTCAGAAGCAGAAGTTGTTGAGCGAGGCTATCGAAGCAACAAAAACAAAGCTGGACGTTCTCATTAGAAACGAGAAAGATATCAACGAGCAATATAAGAAAGGCGAACTTCCTGTTGAGTCATATCTTAAGTATCAGGAAGAGCTTGAAAAGACCAAGAAGAAGCTGAACACACTGCGAGATCAGACCAAGACCGCAGACGATAGCACCAAGGAGCTTGGCAATGAAGCCAAGGATACGTCAGATAAAGTCAAAGACCTTGGCGATAAAGCTGACCAGACAGGCAGTGTCTTTAAGGACGTTTTCTCTGCTAATCTTGCCGTTGAGGGACTGAAAGCTATAGCTAATGCCGCCAAGGAAGCGGCGGAAAGTTGCGCACAAGTCGGCATTGACTTCTCCAGCTCAATGTCTAACGTGGCGGCAACAATGGGCATGACCGCAGAGCAGGTCAGCTCAGGCGCTGAGGACTATCAGAAGCTAGAGAACGCCGCCCGTGAATGTGGCGAAACAACAAAGTATACCGCTTCTGAGTCTGCTGACGCTCTTAACTATCTTGCCCTTGCGGGATATGATGTGAACAAAGCGGTTGAGACCCTGCCGAAAGTTCTTAATCTTGCCACTGCTTCAGGCATGGATCTTGCGTCCTGCACTGATATGGTAACGGATACTATGTCGGCATTGCAGTTGCAGACGAGTGACCTTGACGGCTATATGGACATGATGGCAAAAACAGCCCAAAAATCTAACACCACAGTTGCTATGCTTGGTGAGGGCATTCTCCAGTGTGCCGGCACGGTCAAATCCACAGGGCAGGACGTTGATACAATGTGCACCTCTCTTGGAATACTGGCGAACAACGGTATCAAGGGTGCAGAGGGCGGCACACATCTCAGAAATATGCTTTTGTCGTTAACATCACCGACAGACGTTGCTTCCGCTAAGTTGAAAGAACTGGGCGTGAGCGTGGCTGACAGTGAGGGAAATATCAGAGATATCAACGATATTTTCGGAGACCTTAACGCCAAGCTTTCCAAGCTCTCAGATGACCAGAAGACCAAGGCGCTTAGCGATATCTTCAATAAGACAGACTTATCGTCCGTTAATGCCATGCTTCAAGGCATGAGCGGGTCTTTCGATGACCTGAAAGCTCAGGTAGATAACGCTGACGGAGCGTGTCAGACAATGGCTGACACCATGAATAACAATCTTAAGGGTAAGCTGGCTATAATGGACTCTTCCCTTGAATCCCTTGGCATAACTATTTTTGATAAGTTCAGTGCCCCACTCGAAGACGCCGCCGAAAAAGGCTCAGAGCTTTTCAGTGAACTTACCAAGGATATCAAAGATGGAGACCTCAGTGACGAATTCGACGATATGGGCAATGCCCTTGGAGATTTAGTCGAAACAGGCGCCAAGTTCGCCAAAGGTTCGTTGCCTATCCTCATTGACGGTGTAAAGTTCTTCTGCGAGCATTCTAACCTTGTTATTGGCGGACTAACGGGCATTGCAACAGCTATGCTGACACAAAAAGCCGTTACAACAGTATCTGCCGCCGTCACAGGTTTCAAAGAATTATCCTCAGCCGTGAAGTCAGCCAAGACCGCAACTGAAATGTTCAATGCAGTCAATGCGGCTACGCCATGGGGTGCAATTGCAACCCTAGCAGGCATTGCAGTTGGTGGTATAGTCGCTTATGCTACGTCAGCAGACGACGCCGCTGACTCAACAAAAGTCCTCAGTGACGAAGAGCAGGCGTTGGTCGACAGCACGAATGAACTGACAGACTCCATGAAGAAAGCCGCAGATCAGAGAGAAGAAGCCAAGACAGATATAGAAGCCGAGTATAGCAGCTATAAAAGTCTTGCAGATAGAATTTTTGAGCTTTCTGACGCCGAGAGCTTATCTAATGACGAGAAGTCAGAAATGAAAGCTCTTGTGGACCAGCTAAACAGCGCCATGCCTGACCTTAATCTTCAGATTGACAATCAGACAGGCAAGCTTCTCAACAATAAGGACGCTGTCTATTCGTGCATAGAAGCAAAGAAAGAACAGCTTCTTGTCGAAGCAGCTCAGAAAGATATGGTCGCTATATCAGAAGACCTCTATAAGGCTGAGCAGAAGCGCAATGACATTGAGAAAGCAATCACGGAAAATCAGCAAGCTCAGGCTAAAGTTCAAGAAATGCTTGATAAAAGAGAAAGCAAGCTTGGAAAAATTGACAGAACAGACAGCACAAAGCAGTGGAAGACCAAGCTTGAAGAGCTGAAGAAAGCTGGAGATGAGCTTCAGAATTCATACTATGATATCAATAGCGAACTGAAACGCTTGGACTCTAACTATGCTGACGCCTCCAAGTACGTTTCTGAGCATTCTTCTGCTCTCGAAGACAATTCAAAGGCCGTAGAGGACAATGCAAAAAAGGTCGATACGATCTATAACCGCACTGTCATGTATAAAGACGGCTTACACAAGGTATCACAAGAAACTGTTGACGCAATAGTTGAGATGAATAAGAGCTATGACGAAGCCGTCCAGAAACGAACGGAAGAATTGCAGAACAATCTTAACCTCTTCGACGAATTCAACGGCGGTGCTGAGATATCCGCAGAACAGCTTATGCAGAACTTGGAATCTAATCTTGACGGCATGGCAAGCTGGTCTGATGATATCAAGACGCTTGCAGACAGAGGTGTGAATAAAGGTCTTATTAAGACCTTGCAGAAAGCAGGTCCGCAATCTGCAAGTAAGATAAAGGCGTTACTTTCCATGTCACAGCCTGAGTTGAAAAAGTACAGTGATATGTGGGAAGAGTGCATGGGTGACTGCAAGAAGATAGCAACATCAGAGTTCGACGAGCTAAGGCAACAGTATGATAAGACCATAGAGACGCTTCAAAAGCGTGACCAAATAAGCCAGATATCAGACGTATGGAAACAAACAGGTGCGGCAATGATGTTAGGTATGCAGCAAGGCATACTGTCTGCACAGCAGTCTGTCATTGATACCGCAACAAGTGGAGCGAACGCAGTGCTTGCGGCGGTCAAGGGGGTATATGATATACACTCCCCTTCAAAGGCATTTGAAAATATATCGAAAATGAATGCGCAGGGTGAGATCAAAGGCTGGAAGTCGTCAGAAGACGATATCATCAAAGCCTATACCAATACTGGTGACAAGATACTGTCAGAGAATATGCGAAATACATACAGCGATACGAATAGGGTCGCAAGGTCGGTATATAATGGATCATATGCCCACAGTATCACGCAGAAAGCAGCAACAAGCGCCACAGAAAACACGCAGGTCGTCCCAACAGTCAGACAAATGCCCGAGACTATTCATAACGTGATAGTATTCCCGAATGGGAAAGTAATTGCAGAGGAAACAGTTCCATTTATAGATGTAATGCTTGGCGAAAGAGCTGCAAGAAAGAAAAGAGGTAGTGCAGTATGACACGACAAATCAGATTTAATGGCAAAAAGTCGTATGAGGATTTTAAAATCAGAATAATCAGTGCAACAGTTGCAGAGCCGAAGAAGCGTGAGATCAAAGTGACTGTACCTTATCGCAACGGCAGTATTGACCTGTCTGACTATGACGGCAATTTTTATTTTGACGACACCGAAGTATCATACAAGATGTTCGTATCTGATACAGAACCTGTCACACTGCTCCGCAGGATTGAGAAGATCAAGAGCTGGTTATGTGAAGCTCCACAGCAGAATATTTATGACAACTATTCCGAGAACTATCATTTTGTCGGCAAGTGTAGAACTGTTGAGACCAGCCTTGGTGAAGATGACATAACAGCTACTCTCGAGGTCATATTCGATGTAGCACCATATAAGGTCTCTGACGACTTTGCAGACACAGCGTGGGACACTTTTTCATTCGATGATGATTGCCTCAATCAGATGCCTCTCTCCTGCATAGCACACAAAGACGGCTATCATTCCCAACCGGGGGTACTATACTTCTATTCTTATGCCAAAGATGACATAGTTCCGAGCTTAAGGTATCACAAAAATGCTAACGATAAGGACAAACGAGGATTGACAATGCTTGATCTCAACGGTCATACCCTCACAGAAAACCTATACAAAGAAACTGAATCAACGTTTAGAATGCAAAATTTCGTCGTCAAACCCGGCACAAATGTCTTAGCTCTATACGGATCTGGTTCACTTGAAATCGAACTAACGGAGGAAATACTATGTTAGTTACACTCGATGATGCAAAGACGATTCACGATACTGGTTCTGTCAGAACCAACAAGCTGACAGGAACCATCGTCAAAGAAATAAACGCTATTGACATTTTTACGTTCAACATATATCCCGACAACAGCTACTACTCCGATTTAAAGGAACTGACATCGTTGATAAAGGTTTACGATAAGGAAAGCCTTATATTCGATGGCAGAGTACTGACGATATCACCATACATGACTGATAGTGGCGAGATTGGCAAACAAGTTGTCTGCGAGGGCGGTTTGTGTTTTCTGAAAGATAGTGTACCAATTATCAAACAGCTAAAGTGCACAATAAGAACGTATATAGCCACACTACTTTCAGCACACAATAATTCTGTTGAAAGCTACAAGCAGATACATATTGGCAATATTAACTGTTCACAAGCGCAGCACACATTTAATCCAGGATATGAAGACACGTTCTCAGAACTGACGAAAAACCTGATTTCCGGTGAAGATATCAGAGGTGAAATGAGGGTACGCATCGGCAAAGGAGGCATTAGATTTTTCGACTTCATAGCAAACGAATTTTCAGAGTTCAGCAATAAAACGATACAACTAGGAAGGAATATGCGATCTATCACGCAGGCGATAGACCCAAGTGAGATCATCACAAGGCTGTATCCGTTAGGTGCTGTCATCAACGATGATACGGGCGAACGTGTGACGCTTTCGGGAGTGAAGTATATTGACAACGACCAGCTGATAAAGCGGTACGGAGTACACGCTGGAACTATGATATTCGACAATATCACCACTCCAGGCGCATTGTCTGGAGCCGGCAGAGTATGTGCCGGAGCACTAAAAGCAGCAAAAGTCCAGTATGAGGTATCGGCTATTGACATTGATAAGAAGCTAGACGGCTTTGCAGTTGGCTGCAGGTATCGCGTAGTCAATAGCTACCTTGGCATCGACGAGGTATTGAGGTGCATCGGCACCAGCATCGACATCAATGACAGATCACAGAATGTGCTGACATTTGGCGACAAGATCGACACAATTAGTGGAATGTCAGCAAGAAAATAGGAGAAATGATTATGGCAAAAGCAATTGATATAAGTTTAGAGGTCACACAGGTGGCAACAGCATATACAGGTCGAGACGTCCGACAGGCTATTGTCGACGCATTGAACGCCGCACAGAACGCAATCAATGAAATGAATATGCCAGCAGGATCTCAGACCCTTATCGTACCGTCAGAGACGGCACTGGCCACAACGACTTTGAACCTGCCGTTCACACCGACTCAGAACACGCAGGTCATCTGTAGTCTGCGGGAGGTGTCGGCACCAAAAGCGAGAAGGCTGTGTGTAGAAACATTTTTCACAAGCAACAATTTGATAGTAGCGCTGACGAACGCAGAAAGTGCAAGTGCTACCGTTCCACAGGGTGAATATATTATTGACTGGATCGTAACAAAGCCATAGAAAGGAGGAATATCAATGCACATAAAAATCAACGAAGACTACAATGTAGTCGTGAACACAGCCCTGCTGGGCTATGTCGGTGAAACAAATGCCAGACCCGTGTCGGTCGAGGGCATGGAGATAGACGGCGCAGACCGCTATGTGCTGACTATCGACTATGGCGATGGTGTGACGTATGAGGTCGATATCACAGGCGGACAGTGGACGCCAACGGCTGATATACTGCGGTCAGCGCAGACAGTCAGCTGTCAGATAGCGGCGAAGAAACTTTCAGGCGACGAGTATATTTTAGTTAAAAAATCACGAATTTTCCGCCTGCGTATCGGTGCGGCTATCGGTGATAATGCCGTGCCGTCACCAAGTGTGGCAGCTGACGCACTGGATAGGATATCGGCAATCGGTGAACAGGTCGAAGCTGACGTGGAAAGGGCTGAGAATGCAGCTAGCACGGCTATGCAGGCGGCTGAAAACGCAAAAAAATCTGCCACAGCCGCAGAGAAATCAGCCGATACGGCAACGCAGGCGGCAAGCCGTGCCGAAACAGCAAAGGCATCTGCTGAAACGTCCGCAACGCAGGCAGACACTGCAAGGCAGGGCGCAGAAACCGCACGTCAGCAGGCGGTCGCTGCACAGAATAACGCTAAAATATCCGCAGCCCAAGCGTCAGTGTCAGCACAGCAAACCGAAGCCGACAAGAACATAACGGCAGGCTATGCTAAAACCGCCAAGACCAATGCTGACAGCACTGCAGCAGACAGACAGGCGGTGCAGACGTTGGCAGAACAGGTGACATCCGACAAGGCTACAGTGGCAGAAAACGCTACTAAGGTAGCGGAGGACAGAACAGCTGCTGAAACAGCTGCGCAGACAGCACAATCCATAGCTGACAGCCTGCCCGAGGATTACGTGACCGCTGTCGGGAAAATCGCTGAAAATACGGCTGAAATAGGACGTGTAAAGATGTCCGATAAGGAGTTGAAAAGGCGTGTGGACGCACTGTATTCCATCGGTCAGGGTATCACACATAGGTTTGAAACGGACAGCGAAACGGCATATCAGAAAACAGTTCCTACAGGCGGTAAGCTGATGTCGGTGAAAAATATCGGTGGTAGGTCTATTGTGTTTAACCAAAATTTTCAGTCAAGAAAAGAAATCAACAATGGTATTACTGCAACCGTGGATTCTGACGGAACAATTACGTTGAATGGAACTGTAACGGCATCATATTTCAATTTCAGAGATGTTACTCCAGAACAGAACAAGGTAGGAAAATATGCTTTCAAGCTGCTGATTATGAACAATCCTGATGATATAAGTATGAAATTCGGTTTTCTGAACCGAAGCCAATCAACTCCAGCAATTACAAGCGGTTCGGCAGTTCTGATTTATAATCAGACACAATATGAAACTTCATTAGGCAAGTCTACTGGAATTAGTGGTCTAACAGCAGGCACAGTTTTCAATAACGTTAAAATTAAAATTCAGATTTTCGACTTAACCCTTATGTTCGGTGCAGGAAACGAACCCACAAGCGTGGAAGAATTTGAAGCCATGTTCCCTAATGATTATTACCAGTATAACGCTGGCGAGATAGTCAGTGCTGGTACAGAGAGCATTATAGAGCAAGGAAAGAATTTGTTTGACTATACTGACAAAACCTATAATGGAGCGAATATAAGCAAGGTTGAAAATGGTGTTATTTACACAAAGGGGTTGACGACAACTGTCTTAAATATTCCGACTGTTGTCGGCAGTAAATATACGCTGTCATTCAAAGTAAAATCAAGTGGAGCTAATCAAGGCGGTTTGCGGTGGTCACTGCAAAAAGGGAAAAACACATCATACGCACATGATAGCTCACTGATAAAATCAGAAGTAGGTTACGTGGCAAACACAGAATATCAGGCAGTAGCTACGTTCGTAGCAACTACTGATTTTGTGTCACTGTGCACCATAATGCCTATGGTTTATGACGTTCAGTTAGAAAATGGTGATACCGCTACTGGTTATTCCCCATTCTATCAGACTGAGTACCCTATCCCCGAAGCTATCAAGGCACTGCTTGGCTACGGCTGGTCGGCAGGAACGGCTAAGAACTACGTTGACTATGAAAATAAACGATACGTTCAGTGCGTGGGTAGTGTCGATTTGGGAACGCTAAGTTGGCGTGTCGGTGATAGTGTGTCGTTTGAGACGTTTCAACTAAAAGGACAGAAGTTAACCAAAAATTACGATATTGCACCAAACATTCTCTGTTCAAAATATCCAACCAAAACGCAAAATGAGCTTTGGGGCAAAACCAATGTAACAGGCATAACGACTAATGCAAACGTTGACGGATGTGTACATGTCAACGATACGTCCTACACCGATGCCACCGCATTCAAACAGGCAATGCAGGACGTAATGCTGTACTACGAATTGGCGACACCTATCGTCACCGATATTTCTGACCTGCTAACAGATGATTTTCTGCGAAACATCGAAGTCGAAGCAGGCGGGTCAGTGACATTCAAAAACAGCAACGATAATTACCATATACCTGTGCCGTCAGAAGAAGAATATATCGTGAAGCTGAGTGAAGTAGGAGGTACAACATGACGAAGTTAGAAAAATCTATGGTTGAGAGCATGGGGCTGACGGAAGATAATTTCAACAAACCAAAGGTCACCGAGATAGACAGGATAAAGGCAAATGTTGATTTTCTGGCTATGTTGAACGGTGTTGAGTTGGAGGTGAGCGGCGATGAGTAAAAACTACGCAAAGGTCAAGAGATACTATGACAGCCGTTTGTGGTCGGTTGCTATGGTGCACACCGCCGTCGGCAAGTGGATCACGGCTGAGGAGTATACAACAATCACGGGACAAACATACGAAAGAGAGGAACAGTAATGAAAGAAAACACAGCAAAAATCATCATATCAGCGATAGCCGCAGGGCTGTCAGCGTATTTCCGTGTTATGGCGATACCTATAGTCATTCTGGTGCTTGTGATGATCATTGACTACATTACAGGTATGTGGAAAGCATGGAACAGGGGCGAGCTGTCAAGCCGTGTCGGTCTTAAAGGGCTTTTCAAAAAGGTCGGCTACATATTTGTGGTGGCGGTGTCGGGCGTGCTTGATTGGCTCTTTATCTCAGGACTTTCACAGATAGGCATTGAAGTAAACGTCAGCTTTTACTTCGGTCTTATCGTGACGGTATGGTTTATCATCAACGAGTGCATTTCAATCTTGGAAAATCTTGCGGTGATAGGTATACCACTGCCGTCATTCTTGGTGAAGATAGTACACAAGCTTAAAATCACAGTTGAAAGCAAAGTGGATACAAACGAAAGTGAGGAATAGAAAATGACATATGATGAGTTTATCAAGAAGCACAATGGTGTAGCTGTTAACTATGACGGCGCAGCAGGCAAACAATGTGTAGACCTTGCAACGGCATATTTCAACGAGGTCTTCGGCTCAGGTATCAAGAATTTCTGGTATGACGCACATCACTTTTGGGATTTATTCGACAAGAACACTTGGCTGAAAGCAAATTTCACAAAGGTAAAGAACACGCCAAGTTTCGTGCCGAAAAAGGGTGATGTAGCGATATGGTCAGGCACGTTGAATGGCGGCTGGGGTCACATAGCAATCTGCACCGGTGAGGGCAACACGAGTTATTTTTATTCGTATGACCAAAACTGGAGCGGAAAAGCCTGCACTAAGGTCAAGCATACTTATGACCACATTGCAGGCTTCCTGAGACCAAAGAACCAGAGCAAGATAAGTGCGAAAGTGCTTGACAAGACAGGCTACAAGCAGGGCAACAAAACAAACGGTGTGCTTGCGCTCAAGGAGTTGCTGATTCTTGCAAAGGCGGTCAAGCTTCACAACGTAGGTATGGACAAGAACGGTACATATGGAAAAGGTACTGCAAAGGCAGTTAATACCCTGCTGAAAAAGTGGGGGTACAGCGAGAACGGCATTGCAGGCGTGAACTTCATCAAGAAGCTCAGCGACGAGATTACAAAGAAGATAAAGTAGGTAGTAAGACAGCCGACAGGGATTATTCCTTGTCGGCTGTTTTCATATCATTTTTTATTAATTTATTGATGTATCCGTTCAAGCTCAAGCCCTGGCTTTCTGCATAATTTTTTATTTCTTCACGTTCACCCTTTTTAACCAGCACTTTTATTTGGTCATATGTTTTGGCACTATATTTTTGTACCGCTTTGTTGCTTGCTTTTGTATATGCCATAAATTCACCACCTTTTAAGATATTATACCACTTTTATATATTTGTAACAATATACATTTTATACAAATATATTGGTACAACTTTGTTGAGTTTGTCTATTGATATATTGGTACAGATATAGTATAATGATATCAGAAAAGAACGAAAGGGGGCGGTTAAATTGGACAAGAAAATAAAAAAGCTTGTTAAGCTGGTCCAACAACTTAACAAGCTAATGATCGAGATAATCGGCTTGATTGGCTACATCTTGATCATAAAAGATTTACTTAAATAAGTAAATTCGGCAGAAAGGAGAGTTGACCGCTCTCCCAACTGCTTGAATTATACCACAAAAACGAAAGGGTGTCAATATGAAAAATGATATTTTCAAACTTTGCAAAGAGCTGCTCAAGCTTGGCGGATTGATACTTGCAGTAGCGTACCTGGTGTTAAGATAATTCAAGGAGGTAAATAACATGAAAGTTACAGTTGAAAACGAGAAAATCAAGGTCAACAGTCCGTACAACAAAAGCTTTGTCGCAGGGGCAAAGCAGATACAGGGCAAGTGGAATGCCCCTTGCTGGGTCTTTCCAGAGGAGAACAAGGAAGCCGTCAAGGCGTTGCTCATAGAATGCTACGGAGAGTGTGGAGAGCTTGGTGCGGTCAGCACTGTCACAGTAGATCTTGACCTCGACACTTATACAGAGGGTTACGAGGACGGAGAAATCAGAGTTGGCTCAATCGTTGTTCTGAAAAGACTCTATCGTGATAGAGAAGTTATTTTCTCTGACAATGCAATGCTTATAAGCGGTGGCTTTGCCACTTCGGGCGGCTCTGCCAAAAATCCCAGGATATCAGCTGATGAGGGTACAATCGTTCGTGTTAAGGGTGTGCCTGAAACAATTTACAGTAAGATAAAGGACCATGAGGGCGTTAAGCTCGTATCTGACATAAACGTGGAAAGCCTAAAAGCAGAGCGTGAAAAGCTTCTCAAAAGAATTGCCGAAATAGACGGCTTGCTTGCGCTATGAAAGCGGCGGTCTATATAAGGGTGTCAACGCTGGACCAAGCACGAGAGGGGTACTCCCTCTCTGCTCAGCGAAAGACACTAACAGAATGGTGCGCCACAAGAGGTTATGAGGTATACAATGTGTATGCCGACGAGGGCATAAGTGCAAAAGATATTACACATCGCCCAGCGTGTCAAGCCATGCTTGAAGCGGCGTATAACAGTGAATTTGATATCATACTGATATGGGCGTTAAGCCGTTTCACAAGGTCCGTTGCAGATCTTTACGATACATGGGATAAACTACAAAAACATAACGTCGGCGTTGTAAGTTGCACAGAGGGGTTCGACACATCTACACCGACAGGGCGTGCTATGATGGGCGTACTTGGTGTTTTCGCCCAAATGGAGAGAGAATTGACGGCTGAAAGGGTTTCATTTGCGCTTGCTGAAAGAGCTTCACAGGGGAAGCGGACTTGCTCTGACGTTTTAGGCTATGACCTAGACGGAAAGGATAGTCTTACTGTCAATGAAACAGAGGCAGAAGTTGTTCGGTTAATTTTCCAAAAGTTCATTGAGTATCAGTCCTATCTACCTGTAGCTGAGATAGTCAACGCAATGGGGCATCATGGGCGACGAGGAAGTTCATTTAACGCTGAGTCGATAAAGAAAATAATAACACGCCCTGTTTACATTGGCTATTATAGCTTTAAGGGGCATTTATATCAGGGCGACTATGAGCCGTTGATATCGGAAAAAGATTGGAGGCATGCGCAACGTATCGTTCAGAAGATACGTTGTGGTCGGAGAAAGTATATCAGATAG